ATGGCACTGCGAACGAACATCGCTCGGCGCTCCGGAAGCGCCCGCTACTATGCCAGGCTCGGCATCCCGAGAGACCTTCAGCATCTGTATCCCGCGGCCAACGGCAAGCCGCGCCAGGAGCTGTGGAAGAGCCTTGAGACGACGGACCCGCGCGAGGCGAAGGCCCGCGTCCTGCCCGTCCTCCAGACCTGGGAACGCGAGTTCGCGGAGCACCGCGCCCGCCTGGTGCAGCTTCGTGAGATCACCCCGGAAGACGTGCAGGCCGCGGTTTGGGACCACTACCGCGAGGAGCTGGACACGCTCGACCGCGAGCACCAGGCCTTGCCCTCACCAGGCGAGGTGACCGGGGCGAAGGCGCAGCTTATGGCCGACCTGGCGACCCGTGCCGCCGAGAGGAAGGCGACCGAACACCTCCGCGACAAGAACGGGAACCCGATCAAACTTGACCCGCCCAAAGGCTGGGCTGTTCCACCACCGCCGCCCGCGCCGGGATTGGTGGCGTTGCACTACACCCTCGACTACTCGGCGTTGGCCGGCGCCCGCGAGTTCCAAGAGGACAGCCGCGCCAAGCGTCTCGCGACCCTGCGCCGGCACCTCGCGACCGGTGAGACGGCGCTGGTGGAATACGCGGCCGACGCCCTGATCGAGCGCAAGGGGCTCAACGTCGGTAAGGGCAGCTTCGCCTATCGCGACCTCTGCACGAAGCTCATGCGCGCCGAGATTGAGGCGCTGACGCGTGGCGCCGAGAGGGCAGGGGGCGACTACACCGGCCGACCGCGCGATGAGCTGGTGCGGCCTCCGCTTACCGTCGTGTCGTCGGCAACGGCCGCGCCGGGGGAGGGCATCCTGGAGCTGTTCGACACCTTCGCCTCGCAGAACCCGAAGGGCGTCACATCGGACACGCTCCGCATGAATCGCAAGATCATCGAGCTGTTCGCCGACTTCGCTGGCGCGCGGACGCCCGCGGCCTCGATCACCCCGAAGCTGGTGGGTAAGTGGATCGACGCCTTGCACACGTTCCCGATCAAGGCCGCGGAGGTGCGCGACTTCCGCGACCTGTCCTTCCGGGAGATCATCGAGGCCAATAAGCGTGTCGGGAAGCCGGTCCTCTCGCCGAAGACGATCAACAAATACCTGAGCGCCCTCGGCGCGTTCTGTCTGTGGCTGAAGAAGCGGGGCGTCCTGGAGCGCAACCCCGTCGAGGATCAGTATCTCTCGATCGACAAGGACGTTCAGCGCGTCCGGTCCTACACCTCCGAAGAGCTGCGCCGCATCTTTGCCGCCCCGCTCTTCACCGGCGCGGAGTCAGAGGACCGGCTTGATCGGCCCGGCGAGCACCGGGTGCGGGATCACCGGTTCTGGCTGCCACTCATGAGCTTGTTCTCCGGCGCCCGCATGGGTGAGCTGGCGCAGCTCTCCGTCGCTGACGTGCGTCAGCAACACGGGCACTGGGTCATGCGGATCACCCGCGAGTATGAGGACGGGAAGGCCACCAAGACCACGAAGACCAAGGCCTCACAGCGCGTGATCCCGGTCCACCCTGAACTGATCCGCCTCGGCTTCCTCGACTACCATGCGCGTCAGGTCGAAGCCGGGAGCAGCCGCCTCTTCCCGGAGATCAAGCCCGACGTCCGCGGCCAGATCGCCGGTCACTTCTCACGGTTCTATGGCCGATACCTCGCCAAGATCGGCGTCAAAGACGATCGTATGGTGAACTTCCACTCCTTCAGGCACAGTTTCGTGGATGCGCTGCGCCGGGCCGGATACCGCGATGAAGAGTTCGGCTTCCTGCTAGGTCACACACAGGCCACGACCACGGGCCGATATGGCAATCTAGCAGAGGGTGAGCTGGCACAGCGTGTGAAGCTGATCGAGGTCGTCACCTATCCTGCCCTTGATCTAACGAAAATCGACGCGAGCACCTGAAAAAAGCAGTTGTTGTGGAAATTATTGCTTTGTGCCCGATTCGTCGTCGGTTACAATATGCTTGTTCAGTTGAGGTGAGCTTCCAAGCGTCGTTTTGACGTGCTTGCCTCGACATTGCTTATTGTGACGAAGGCTTTTCATTGTGTCTGTGACCGTTTCGGTCAGGGAACGTGTGCGCTCTCTTTTTGGGAGCGCCACCATGACGGGAGAGGCGTCTAGTCCTCCGCCTCTCCCGTCGTCCACTCTCACCCTCGCACCAGGCGTCGAGGCGAAGGCCGCGCCGATCTCCGGCATCGCCTCGCCTGAGCCTTGGCTCTTCGACCTCTTCGCGGCGCACCAGGCCGCGGCCGGCATCGCCGTTACGCCCCGTTCCGCGATGCAGTGCGCGCCCGTGCGCTGCGCCGTCCAGGTGATCGCCGAGGCTGTCGGCCAGCTCCCCTTGCACGTCTACGCCCGCGGCCAGGACGGGGCGAAGGATCGAGACGTCGATCACCCGGCCTATGCGCTGTTGCACGACGCGGCGAACGACTGGACGCCGGCCTCCGTCTTCCGTGAGCAGATCACCCGTGACGCCCTCCTTCACGGTGACGGCCTCGCCTTCATCGTCCGCGTGGACGGCAGGCCTTTCGAGCTGGCGCGCCTCAACCCTGAGGCCGTCAGCATCACGCCGGATCAGATGACCGGCGAACCGATCTACACCCTCAACGCCGGCTCCGACGCGCGTCGCGTCCTGGCGCGCCAGGACGTGCTGCACATCAAGGCGCCGAGCCTCGACGGCATCAAAGGCGAGTCCCCGGTGCGCCAGGCCCGTGAGGCCATCGCGCTCGCACTCGTCATGGAAGCTCATGCCGCGCGCATGTTCGCCAACGGTGCCCGCCCGTCCGGCTTGCTCGCCTTCCCGAGTGACGTTCAGCCCAAGGCGATCGAGAACGCTCGCGCCGCCTGGCAGGCGATGAACGCGGGCACAAAGGGCGGCGGAACCGCCGTGGTCGCGGGCGGCGCCAGCTACACGCCCCTGAGCCTCACCTCCGTGGACGCTCAATTCCTGGAGCTGCGCAAGTTCGCCATTGAGGAGATCGCCCGCATCTACCGCGTCCCGCCGATGCTCTTGATGGACTACGGCCGGGCCACCTGGGCGAACGGCGAAGAGATGGGCCGGCAGTTCGTGAGCTTCACCCTCATGCGGTGGCTCAAGGCCTGGGAAGGCGAAGTGCGGCTCAAGCTCTTCACCGCGGAAGAGCGCGCCACCTACTTCGCCGAGTTCCTGACGGACGATCTGCTCCGCGGCGACCTGGCGAGCCGGATGAAGGCTTACTCCAACGCTATTGCCGCTCGCATCCTCTCCCCAAACGAAGCCCGCGCCGCCGAGAACCGTCAGCCCTACGCGGGCGGCGACACCTTCGCCAATCCGCACACCTCGACTGAGGCCGCCAATGTCTGAGACCGCCGTGACCCTGTTCTTCGGCGACCGCGAGCGCGTCTTCGACCTCGCGCCCGACGCACACGGCGCGACCTACGTGCTGGAATTGGAGCGCGTCACCGCCAAGGGCGTCGGCACGATCGCGAGCCGCATGTTCTCGCCGCGTCCTGAGTTCCACCTCGCGGATCTGCACGAGACGATCCGCCTGGCGCTCATCGGAGGCGGTGCCGACCCGGAAGAGGCCGCGGCGCTGGTGAAGACCTACGCCGTCCCGCAGCCCGTCAGCCGCAGCTTCGACCTGGCGCTCCAGATCCTCTCCGTCCTGTGGTTCGGCCAGCCTGTCAGCGAGGCCGCGTGATGGAACGGCTGGAGATCAAGGCCGACCTCACCGTGAGCGAAGCCGGCGCCATCGCCGGCATCGCCTGGCCGTTCAACGCCGGTCCGGACCTCACCGGCGACACTATCACGAAGGGCGCCTTCAACCTCGCGGTGGACGACCTGCCGATGCTTCTCGGGCACGACCCGGAGCAGGTGATCGGCACATGGGAAGAGGTGACTGAAACCGACCGCGGCCTTGAGGTGCGCGGCCGGCTCTTCCTGGAGGAAAGCCGGCGCAGCCGCGCCGTGCGCTCCCTCATCACGGGCGGCCTCATCGGCGGCCTGTCGATCGGCTTCCGCACGAAGACCGCGACCGGCAGCGCCGGCAAGAACCGCGTGATCACGGCCCTGGACCTCTTTGAGGTGTCCGTCGTCCGCAACCCAGCTCACCCCCGCGCCCGGGTCACGGGCGTCAAGTCCGGCCAGGCGGCAATTGCGCTCGCCGAGGCCATCAACCGGGCCGCTTCGGCTCTTCGTTCAGGAAAGACAGTTTGACCATGACGTTTCAGAACACGGGGGCAGATTTCGCCCCGATCGAGCTGAAGGACGACGGGGACGCCGACGCGACCGCCATCGTCACGAAGGCTCTTGAGGACCTTCAGGGCTCGGTAGACGAGCGCCTGAAGGCGATCGAAGCTAAGAGCGCGAAGCTCGAGGCTCGCCTCAACCGTCCCGGTGTCGGTGCTCCTGTCGACGAGAAGACCGCGGGTGAGATCGAGCTGAAGGCGTTTGCTACCTACCTCCGCGCCGGCAAGGACGCCCTCGGCGCTGACGAGGTGAAAGCCCTCACCGTCGCCGGTCCGTCCACGGGTGGTGTGCTCGCGCCGCCGTCCTACGAGGCGACGATCATCCAGAAGATCGCCGAGTTCTCGCCGGTCCGCGCGCTGGCCGGCCGGGTGACAATGAACGGCCCGCTTCTCCAGCTCCCGCGCCTGGTGGACGAGGTTGTGCCTGGTGAGGTGACGGAAACCGGCCCGCGTCCTGAGGACGAGCCGTCTTTCGAGCAGATCGACGTGAAGCCGCACGAGATGGCGGTGATCGTCCCCGTTTCGCAGACGATCCTGGAAGACTCCGCGATCGACCTGAACGCCTTCCTGGCCGCGCACCTCGGCACGAAGTTCGGCCAGCGCGAAGCCATGTGGTTCGTGAAGGGCAACGGCACGACGCAGGCCGAAGGTGTCCTCACGTCGTCCGAAGTCGGCGCCGTCGAGGTGGACGACATCGAGCACGACGCGCTTGTCGACCTCTTCTACTCGATCAAGAGCGCCTATTCGGCCCGCGGCTCCTTCCTCATGAACCGGAAGACGATGGCCGTCGTGCGCAAGCTTAAGGACACGACGGGCGCGCCCCTGTGGCAGCCTGCCCTGACCGCCGGCCAGCCCGCGTCCCTTCTCGGCGCCCCGGTCTATGAGGCCGTGGACATGCCCGACCCGGTTGCGGGCGCGACGCCGATCGTCTTCGGCGACTTCGCGGCGGGCTATCTCATCGCTGACCGCGTGAACCTCCAGTTCAACACCGACAACATGACCGGCTTCGGCAACGGCCTGGTCAAGATCGGCGCCCGTCGCCGCGTCGGTGGTCGCGTCGTCCTCGGCGAGGCGCTGGCGAAGCTGAAGCTCGCCGCCTGATCCACCAGGGCCGCGGCGTTGGTCGCGGCCCTCTCTCTCTCCGTTTCATACCGAAGGCATTTCAGCCGTGAGCATTTCCGTTACCGCCAAATCCAAGTTCGAGATTGGCACCACCGCACCCGCGACCTCTGTCGGCGACTTCGACGCCGACACCTACACCGCCGTGAAAGGGATCGAAGACCTCGGCGAGTTCGGCGACGAGGCCGAAGAGATCAAGTTCTCGACCATCGAGGACGCCCGCGTCCGCAAGCTCAAGGGCGTTCGCGACGCCGGCAAGATGGACCTGGTGGTGGGCTTCGACGCCCTCGATCCCGGCCAGGTCAAGCTGCGCCAGGCCCTCGCCTCCGATCTCGCCTTCAACTTCCACATCACCCTGAACGACGCCCCGACCACGAACGGAACGCCGACTGAGTATTTCTTCAAGGGCAAGGTGATGAGCGCCCGCACCATGGCCGGCAAGGTCAATGACGTGGTGCGCCAGAAGGTGTCGATCAGCATCGATTCCGAGCCGCTGATCGTCCCCGCGGCCACGGGCGCCTGAGGTGCGCCATGCGGCTCGCGGGCAATGAGATCACCATCACGATCGGCCAAGAGACGGTTCGGCTCCGTCCGTCTCTTCGCGCCGCTCTTCGACTGGAGCGCCGCTATGACGGCCTCCAGCGCCTCTTGGGCGCCGTATCTGGTGGCAGTCTTAGCGCGATCAGTGACGTGATCGCCGAGACCGTCGTCGGCACGACGGACATCCCGGCTTTCCTGAACCATCAAGCCGAGCACGGCTATCGCGTCGGCCTCGCCAAAGCCACGCCGGGGGTCGTCGCTTGCGTCTTGGCCCTGGCCGGCGTCGATCCGGACAACCCTGAGCGCCAGGACGGCGTTGCCGGCGCCGACCAGATCACGTTCTCCGACTACTACGAACGCCTGTTCTCGATCGGCACGGGGTGGCTCGGCTGGACGCCGGACGTGACCTGGAGCGCCACGCCCGCGGAGATCGAGGCGGCCTTCAAGGGCCGCGTGGACCTGCTCAAGGCCGTCTTCGGCGGCTCCGACGACGGCGAGACGAAGCCCGACGCGACCGCGCTCACCATGGACGACAAGGTGAAGGTCACGATGGCGATGCTCGGCGCGAAGGTGGTGAGCCGTGCCGCATAAGCCCGCCCGCATCTGTGCCTGTGGCGTTCGCATCGCGAGCGGAACCCTGTGCGCCTGTCAGCTTCGCCGCGCCGCCGAGGGCAAGGCCCGGCACGACCGCAACCGACCGAACGCCAACGACCGAGGCTATTCGAGCGCCTGGCAGAAGGCCCGCGTCGGCTTCCTCGCCTCGCACCCGCTTTGTGAGTGCGGCGCCGCGGCAACCGTGGTGGACCACAAGCGCCCGCACCGTGGCGACAAGGCCCTGTTTTGGGACCGCCACAACTGGCAGCCCATGTGCGTCGCCTGTCACTCCGGCCGCAAGCAGTCACAGGAGCGCCGGTCATGACGCTCCAGACCTTTGCGCCACCTGTACCGCCGACCGCAGGCGGCGTTGTGCGCAAGCAGCAGCTCAAGCTGCTCAAGGCGTCCTTCGGGGACGGGTATAGCCAGACCACGCGCGACGGCCTCAACCACATGCGCCGCGTCGTGGACCTCACCTGGGAAGTCCTCACCCCGGCACAGGCCGACGCCATCGTGGACTTCCTGGAGGATCACGGCGGCGATCTCCCGTTCCTCTACACCGCACCCGGCGACGACACTGCCCGCAGGTGGACCTGCGACACCTGGCAGGAAACGCACATCGTCCACCCCTATCGCGCCGTGACTGCCACCTTCGAGCAGTCCTTCAGCCTGGTGCCGTGATGCTGGAGCTTCAGGATCACCACGCTGAGCACGAAGCCGTCATCGCAACGATGAACACGGATTCGAGCTATCGCGCGCTGTGGCTCGGCGTCATCGAATTGGCTCTGGAGGACGCGGCGCCCTTACTCCGTCGGGCGAACGTCACACCGAAGTCTCGGGCGATCGAGATGCGGACGGCGCGCACCTGGCTTCTTTCGGACGGACGTGACTTCCGCTCCGTCTGCACACTGGCCGGGCTCGATCCGTCGCAGGTTCGCCGCCGCGCCATGGACGTGATCGCGCACTTCGACGCCAGCGATCAGAGGCGCTCACGGCCTAAGCGCGAGCCGGTGCCGCGTCGCGTCCGCGCGATCGATGAGCTGTTCACGCACGAAGGCGAGACACGTCCGGTTCATGAGTGGCTTGACCGGGTAGGACGAAAGCCGAGCACCTTCATGAATCGGCGTCGGCTGGGATGGACCATCACCGATGCGATCTTCCGTGAGCGCCCTGCGCCGATCCGCTTCAAGGGCTTCAACGGCCGGAAGCCCAAGCTCTACACGCACGACGGGCTGACACTCACCCTTGATCAATGGGCCACGGAGACAGGCGTCAAGCTCCGGACCATCCGGCTCAGGCTGAAGAAAGGCTGGGCGTTCGAGAACGCCATCAGTCCCAAGAACCACAGCGGTGGACGCCGTGAGAGGCGCGCATGAGCAGCACCAGCACCCCGGGGGTGGTCGCAAACTTTCCGCGATCGGCGCCAGACCGGTGCCTTCCCCTCCGCGCGAGAGATTTTCCAATTCCGGTTTTTAATCAGGGTCTTTGATCGTGTCCGTTGTCAGCATCGATGAGCTTCGCGAGCACCTGAACCTCCCCGAAGGCCAAGACGAGGCGCTTCTCACGCGCAAGCTCGCCTCCGCGGAGGCGATGGTCGCCGACTATATCGGCCAGCCGCTCGCGGACCTCGACCCGATGCCCGCGCCGGTGATCGAGGCCGTGCTCCAGGTCGCAGGCCACCTGTTCGAAAACCGCGAGCTGGTGACCGTCGGCGTCAGCGCCGCGCCGCTTCCGTTCTCGGCGCTGGAGGCCACGCTCCCGTATCGCAAGTGGCAGTTCTGAGATGAGCGCCGCCCTTGCACTCCAGAAGACTCTCAGGGCCGCCCTGACGGCCGACGAGGCCTTCGCCGCACTCATCCCGCCCGCGAACGTCTTCGACCGTCACGGGCGTCCTGAGCGGTTTCCGTGCGTCGAGATAGGCGAAGCGCAGGAAGTGCTGGCCGACCTCACCTGGGATCGCCGGCACACCGCCGTCTACCTCACCCTTCACGCGTGGGATTGCGCGCCCGGGCTCACCGGCGTGAAGCGCACCGGCGAGGCGATCCGCAACGTCGTGCGGACGATGAACGTCGACGTGGCACCCTACAGGTGCCTGGACCTCAAGGTGCGCGCGATCCGCACCTGGCGCGACAAGGACGGCCAGGAAAGCGGGGATCAGATCTCGCACGGCGTCGTCCAGATCGAGGCCTTGATGGAGGACCCGGTATGAGAGCCGGCAACCTCGATCGCGAGATCACGCTCCAGCGCCTCACCGAGACGCTGGACGCTTACGGCGTCCCGCACGAAGCCTGGACGACGCTCGCCGTCGTGCGGGCTCAGGTGCTCCAGGCCTCGATGGAAGAGTTCCGGCGCGCACAGGGCACTTCGACCGAAACCACGACGGTCTTCCGCATCCGCTACGTTGACGGGCTGACCGTCGCCGATCGCGTCCTCTACGCCGGCCAGGTCCACGACGTGAAGGAGCTGAAGGAGATCGGCCGGCGCCGTGGCCTCGACCTGCGAACGATCGCGCGGGGGCTCGCATGAGGGGCCGCAAGCCGCAGATCGGCACCGACCGCGACGCCCTTCCTACCGTCCCGCGACCGCCGTCGTGGCTGGCGAAGGAAGCCAAGGCGGAATGGCGCCGCGTCATGCCGCTCTTGGTTGAGCGCCGCATCCTCACGGACGCCGACATGGGCTGTGTCGAAGCCTACTGCACGGCCATCGCCCGCGTCCGCGAGGCGGAGAAGCTGATAGCCGTCGAAGGCCTCACGATGGGCTCGCGCAAGCATCCGGCCGTCGCGCTCCAGAACGACGCGATGACCCAAGCGCGCCAGCTCGCGGCGGAGCTCGGGCTCACGCCTGTCAGCCGCTCAAGGCCCGCGGTGCGGGATACGGATCATGGCGACGACGTATCCGACTTGGGTCTTTGACGGCTCCCCCATCCCCGATCCGCTCGGCTTCGGCGAGCGGGCGGTTCGGTTCTTGCGGGCGCTCAAGCACCCGAAGACCGGCCGTCCGTTCCAGCTCGACCCGTGGCAGGAGCGCATCGTCCGGCGGATCTACGGCCCGCGCCACGCGGACGGGACGCGCGTCGTGCGCAACGTCGTGATGATGATCGCGCGCGGCGGCCGGAAAACCACGCTCGGCGCGGCCCTGGCGCTCTTGCACACGGTCGGGCCGGAGAAGGTTGCGGTCGGCCAGGTGGTGCTCGCGGCCTATGACCGGGAGCAAGCCCGCATCGCCTTCGATGAGGCGTTCGGCCTGGTGCGCGCCGTCCCGGCGATCACCGCCGCGACCCGCGTCCGCGACTACCAGCACGAGATCATCCACGCGAAGAGCCGGGCCACCCTCAAGGCCGTGTCGTCCGACGCCGCGGCCCAGAACGGGCGCACCCCGTCCTTCGTGCTTATCGATGAGATTCACGCCTGGCGCGATCGGCGGCTCTACGACGTGCTGCGCACCGGACTGACGAAGACCGCGGGCTCCCTCTCGATCGTCATCTCACAGGCCGGACGCGGCGCCGAGAACGTGGCGCACGAAGTCTTCGACTACGCCCGGCGCGTCGCGCGCGGCGAAGTGGACGACCCCGGCACCTTGCCGGTGCTCTTCGAGACGCCGGCCGATGCGGACTGGCGTGACGAGGCCGTGTGGCACCGCGCGAATCCCGGCCTGGCGCTAGGCTATCCGGACCTCCCGTCGCTCCGGCAGATGGCGCGTGAAGCCGAGAACCGTCCGGCGCTCCGGGAGAAGTTCCGCAACGATCACCTGTGCGTCTGGCTCGACCACAGCGCCGACCCGTTCGTGGAGATGGCCGTCTACGATCGCGGAGCGACACTGATCGACCTCACCGCGCTTGAGGGCGCGCCGTGCTGGATCGGCGTGGACATGAGCACCACGACGGACCTGACCGCCGTCGTCGCCTGTCTTCGCGACGGCGACGGCTTCGTGGTCCACCCGATGTTCTTCCTGCCCGCGGACAACCTCCGCGCCCGTGCCGATCGAGACGGCGTTCCCTACGTCCGGTGGCGCGACGAAGGCCACCTCATCGCGACGCCCGGCAACGTGATCGACTATCGCGCCGTCGAGGCTTGGATCAGGGGCCTGTGCGAGCGCTTCGACGTTCGCGAGATCGCCTTCGATCCCGCCTATGCGCAGCCCGTGATGGCACCGCTCGGCGACGACGGTTTGCCTGTCGTCACCATGCGCCAGGGCTGGATCACGCAATCTCCGGCCCTGAACGTTCTGGAGCGGGCGATCATCGCCGGCCAGCTCCAGCACGGCGGCAATCCGATCCTGCGCTGGTGCTTCGAGAACGTCGCAATCCACACGGACTCGGCCGGCAACCGCACCATGCACAAGGGCAAGAGCCGCGGCCGGATCGACGGCGCCGTGGCGTCGTGGATGGCCGTCTCGCGGGCCGCGGCCGGCGACGGCGCCCCGTCCTATTTCGACAGCGAAGACCTCCGCCCCGAAGACCTGGTGTGGTGATGATCGACCTCAACCTCACGGGCCTGAGCGCCCTGCAAACCCTCACCCGCAGCTCGCGTGTCGAGGAAGCGGCACAGAAGGCCCTGGAGCGCCAGGCGGAGAAGCTGGTGGAGGCAATCCGCGGGGCGGCGCCCGAAGACACCGGCGCCCTACGCGACTCCGTGCGCCAGGAGCCGGGCGACGATCCGCTCACCGTTCGCGTCGTCGCCGGTGATGACGAGAACACCGTGAAGCCCTCGCCGTCCGGCTACGCCTGGGACGTGGCGGCGCTGGTGGAGTTCGGCACCTCTCAGTCGTCGGCACAGCCGTTCTTCTGGCCGACCGTCAACGAGATGCGCGGGAGCATCAAGGCCGACATCGCGGCCGACATTCAATTGAACCTGGAGAAGCAGTAGTGTCCGGTCCTCTTTCCGTCGTCCTGAACGCCGACATCAGCGCTTACGAGAAGGCGATGACGCGCGCCCGCGACCTCGCGGTGCGGCACTCCGGCGACATAGGCCTGGCGTTCACCGGCGCGGCGAAGCGCATCGATCGCAGCTTCCTCGACCTCGCCAACGGCCCCGGCATGACGGCGCTCGGGCGCCTTCCCGCGATGGCAAAAACCGCAGCGGCCGGCTTTCTCGCGTTCCAGGCCGTGAGCTTCGTGCTCAGTCAGACACAGGAAGCGGCCCGCGCCGCGTCGGAGCGCATGGAAGAGCTTGTGCAGATCGGCACGAAGGCGCAGGGCGCCGGCGTCAGCACGACGGTTTTCCAGTCCTGGACGAAGCAGGCCCGCGAGCTGAACACCGAAGTGCGGACACTTGAGCAGATGCTTCAGCACGCCCGCGATGCGTCCACGACGCGCATCGGCGAAGGCGACAACCCGAATTCATCACCGATCGAGAACCGGCTCCGTCAGGACGTGATGGGCGGCAACCTCGACCGCAGTGCCCTTGAGCGCTTCCTCGGCGCCGAGACGCAAGAGGCGCGCATCCGCGTGATCCTCGACCTCATGGACGAGCTTAGGGCCAAGGGCGCACAGCTCGCGGCCTTCGACCTCGCCAACAAGATGTTCGGGCCGGAGTTCGAGAACCAGCTCCGCAACGGCGTGGACATGATCGGCCGAATGCGTCAGGCCCTCGACGGCCTGAGCGTCGCTGGTGGCGAACGCATTATCTCCGCGGAGGAGATCGCCCGCGCCCAGGCGATGCACCAGCAGCTACAGCGCATCGACAACCTCATGGCCGAAGGCCTGAAACCGATCCAAGAGGACATCGCTCGGTGGCAGCAGGTGCAGCTCGCCGGCTGGGTGGACATCAAGGAAAAGCTCGCCGAGGTGGTCGCCGTCGCCGGCCAGCTCTACGGCTGGGTGAAGAGTATCGGCGACGCGATCGGGGCGCTCGGCAACGCGAAGCCGTTCCAAGGGCTCTATGAGTGGTTCGACAAGAACGGGCTGATCGATCACGAAGCGAAGGCCGACCTGGAGAAGTATCTCAACGGCGGCATCAAGCCGGGCACCGCACCGGCTCCGGAAGGCCCGGGGATGACGATCAACGTCAATCCGCGGAAGGACACGTCGAAGCCGCTCCCGTCGCTCAAGGCGAAGGGCGGCGGAGGCGCCGCGCCAGCCCGCGAGGTGGACGACGATGGCGTGGAGCGCATGATCCGTTCCATGGAGCGAGCGAACGCTCAGCTCCAGGTCGAAGTCGATACGATCGGCAAGAGCACTCAGGCCCGTGAGCGGGCGCTCGCGATCGTCCGCGCCGAGGCGCAGGCCCGTGAGGACGTGGCGCGCGGCAAGCGGGCGTCGGCGAGCCTGGACGAAGACGAGCGGCGCCGGATCGAGGCGCTGGCCGACGCGAACGCGAGGCTCAAAGACAAGCTGGAGGACGTGCGGCAGGCGCAAGAGACCTGGCGCGAGTTCGGCTCCACGCTGGCCGATGCGTTCAAGAGCGCGGTGATCGAAGGCAAGAGCCTCGGCGACGTGCTCAACTCCCTTCTCAAGAAGCTGGAGGGCAAGGCGATCGACATGCTCTTCAACGCGGCTTTCGGGGGCGGCTCCAGCGGCGGAACCGGTTTCGTCGGCAAGCTGCTCGGCTTCGCAGACGGCGGCCTGATCTCAGGTCCCGGCACCGGCACGAGCGATAGCATCCTGGCCGCGGTGTCCAACGGCGAGTTCGTGGTGCGCGCCGACGCGGCACGTGAGAACTTGCCCTTGCTCCAGATGATCAACGCCGGCCAGGTGCCCCGCTTCGCATCGGGCGGCATGGTCGGTGCGCCGTCGCTGGCCGCGCCGACCTTTGGCACGGCGAGCAGCACGACGACACTTCACGCACCGATCACGATCAAGGTCGAAGGCGGCTCGCGCGGGCCGGAAGAAGACAGCGCGATGGCCGCGAAGGTCGGGGCCGCTGTGCGTGATCAGATCAGGGCGCTTGTCGGGTCCGAGCTTCGCGCAGCGACGCGGCCAGGGGGCGTCCTACGAAGTTAGTTCTTCGCACCCTTATAAGCCTTAATCCTTGATACAAGTTCATCAAGATCACGCGAGAACTTACCCTGCCAATATTTCAGCATCTCGATATTGCAATCTTTACTATGAAGTCCTTTGGCGATCATAAAACGCTTCTGCACAAAATCCTCTACTTTGTCCCGATCTACAGGAGCTTCTGCAGAGTAATTGTCAACGAAAACTCGGCCAATTAAACTAGTATTGGTGCCGCAGTTTTCTGCAAAGACTCGAAAAGAGCTCATGGAGACAACCGTGGTATCAAACCAACTGTTCAGATCGTCATAGCTCTGAGCTGAGGCGGCACTCCACCCCGTCGAGGCGGCAAAAATGGCGGCAATCAGAATACGCATGAGACACTCGACTACTCGTGATGCCGCCACTGTGCCGCGAGACACCACCCGCGCTCAAGAGGCAGAACAACGGATTAACTAACGGATCCAACGAAACTGCATCCCTGAGAGCATTGCCGCGCCAAGTATTCATTCCTGCGCTCGACTAAATCGACAAACAGTCGAGTGCAATTCACGCCGAACAAAGTGTTTTGATCGTGTCAAAGTCGCTGCTACCATAGCAGCGGCCGGACGCCCTGCGTCCGTATCGCGACACACAGAGAAGGATCATCAACAAAAAGACCCTCGCCGGGCCAACGGCGAGGGTCGGATAAGTCAGTTCTGAAAGGCCCCGATGCTGCGAAGCCATGCGAATACTACCGCTCGACAAAGATCGACGCAAGCGAATTCAGCCGGTCCCGGCAAGCTCTCTGCCCTTTGGGCACGGGCGCAGGCCGCTCGCCGCATCACCGCTCGCCTTGAGCGCGACGAATGGAGCGAGCTGGGTCTAGATGACCTCGGCGCGGACCTGCCCGACGACGACGAATCCAGTCTGAGCGGGCACGTCCGCAGCGCGCTCGCCGACCTCGACGCGTTCATTGCGTGCCGCAACACTGATGATGTCGCGGGCTACGTCGATCCGAAGCTCTTGGACGACGTTCTCGCTAACCTCAACGGCGACGACGCGCTTCCCGACTTCATCGATCCGGACGTGCTGGACGACGTTCTCGGCGACCTCGGGCCGTCGATCCCGGCGCCCGCACCAGCGCCGCGTCGGCGTGGAAATTTTCGGCAAAAGCGGGCTCGCAACACGATGCGCACGAGCCGCGCAATCCTCGGCGCCACAAGGGTTTCAGGCCCATCGTCCGCACCGTGTGCGACCCGTCCCTTTAGTCCGGACGCTCTTCTCCCTTCCTCTCCCCCTCAACCGCCTCTCTCATCACCAGCACGATCACATACATCGGGGAGAACGCGGGGCGCGGCGCCGGCCTCATGGAAGGGCACGAACCACCTCGACAAGCTCAGCTGGGCGGGGCGCGCGATCCACGACACCGGCAACGCCGTCGCGTGGAGCCTCAACCTCGGGCCGGAGATCGAGGCGGCGGCGAAGGCGGGCGCGCATCCCGTGGACTACCTGCGCAAGCGCATCGCCAACGCCCTCGATCGTCTTCTCGGTCGAGAAGACGCGGCCTCGGTCCCGTTCCTCTTCGTCCTCGGCGCTGACGGCAACCGCTGGCACCTGCACGGCGTCGCCGCCGTCACGGAGCACAACCTCAAGGCCTTCCGCGACGCCCTCACGGACGCGGGCGGCAGATGGGGCGCCGAGACCGGCCGCGAGCACCAGGTGGACGTGCGGCCCGTCTATGAGCCGGACGGATGGTCCCGCTACATCTACGACCACGTTCCGGCCATGCACCGCGTCCTCGACGGCAACGCCTATCACATCGCCCGGTCCGTTCGCGGCGGTGCGCGGGACCTCTACGAACGCGAGCGCGCGAGGGTAAGTCACCGCTGACTGACGTCGCCGAGAAGGGCTCTTGTCATTGGGACAGGGCGCACCCATGTGACGTTAGCCGCCATTGAGGCGCCGTGGCCGAGCGGTCTAAGGCAGCGCACTGAAAATGCGCCAGACCTCGCAAGGGGTCTCGAGGGTTCGAATCCCTCCGGCATTCGAAAGGCCCGCTCCGGTCGATAGGCCGTCGAGCGGGCCTTTTCATTCAGCCGTCCGGCAACAGTCAGCGCTGACTTAAGTAGCTGAAATGCGTGCCGAAATTCGGCAAGTTACGTTGCGTCACGATTGCGGTGCAGATTCCCGCCGTGCCAGGTCTTGTTCGCCGCCGACCCGTGCGGCGCACGAGCCTAAGAGCCACCCCGATGCACAGCGCGACCATCACCATGCAACAAGCCGCCGACCTCCGTGACGAGATGGTGGACGTGACCTCACCGGCCCCGGGCTACGTGTCCGGCACACACCTGACGCACGGCGCCGTGCACCTGCTCCAAGTCGAGGTGAGCGAGCGCGTGATCCTGGTCAGTGATGCGTCTCCTGCGGTTGGCGCGTCGTGCCGCCGCGGAACGGGTTTTCCAACGCGAACTTAACCGAACCGCGAGACTCGCGAGTTCATTGAAGCTAATCTAGTGTTCGCGTAATGTTCTGGTGATGGCCTTGAGCGAGCGCACCTTTTACGAATTTTTCGCGGGCGGGGGCATGGCGCGGGCCGGTCTAGGACCGTCGTGGCGCTGTCTCTTCGCGAACGACTTCGACCACAAAAAGGGTGCGGCCTATCAGGCCAATTGGGGCGACGGCGAAATGCGTGTCGTTGATGTCCGCACTCTTCAAGCGGACGACGTGCCAGGAAGAGCCGACCTCGCATGGGCGTCTTTCCCCTGTCAGGACCTCTCACTTGCGGGTGGCGGAGCCGGTCTAAAGGGTGAGCGCTCCGGCACCTTCTACCCTTTCTGGGCGCTGATCGACGCGCTTGCCGACGACGGGCGCGCTCCTTCCATCGTCGCTCTTGAGAACGTCAATGGCACCCTCACGAGTCACGGCGGTAAGGACTTCGCCGCGATCGGCGAGACCTTCGTTCGCGCCGGCTACCGCTTCGGTGCGGTGGTGATCGACGCCGCACTTTTCGTGCCTCAGTCCCGGCCTCGCCTCTTCGTGATCGGCGTCAGGGCCGACTTAGACCTCCCAGACGGAATGGCGACGGACACTCCATCGCTCCTTTGGCACCCAAAGGGGCTCCGGGCCGCCTACGGCAAACTACCCGCTCGTGCGCGTCGTGCTTGGGTGTGGTGGAACTTCCCCGCGCCAGCGATGCGCAACACGGTGTTCGCTGACCTGATCGAAGAGGATGCCACCGTTGCGACTTGGCATTCGCCAGAGGAGACCGCTCGAATCCTCGCGACCATGACGCCTGTTAATCGCGAGAAGGTGGCGGAGGCTGAGCGAGCCGGTCGGCGGGTCGTAGGCAGCGTATACCGTCGCACCCGGAAAGATGAGCATGGAGTGAAGCGCGTCAGAGCTGAGGTGCGATTCGACGATGTGTCGGGTTGCCTTCGCACACCGGCGGGCGGTTCCTCGCGGCAAGTCATAATGATTGTTGACGGTGCTCACGTGCGCACCCGCCTGATCACTGCGCGTGAGACAGCGCGGTTAATGGGGCTGCCAGACGACTACGTTCTGCCGAAAAACTACAACGAAGCTTATCATTTGACTGGGGACGGGGTAGCCGTTCCAGTCGTGCGCCACCTTGCGGCGAATCTCATCGAGCCGATACTCGACGCCTTGAAGGTCGATTCGCGTCAGGCGGCATGAGCGTAATACCCTGTGAGCAGAACCCCGAGTTCCGCCAATCTGTTGTTGATTTCGCCGAGGTTCTCAAGACCAGAGCGCATCATCTTACCAACTTGTCGGAAGATGACGTGTATCAATCTGGTCTTTTTCGAGCTGCTATCGAGCGCATTAGGGGCCAATACTCAGCGACCATGAGAGAGAAGAGAGAATTCGTCTCTCGTGTTTTGAACTATATGCAGGATAACGCCTTCATCGATGAATGGGAGTCCTCTGGTGAGGCCAATCGGCATGATTACTCGGTGCGAATGCCAAGTGGCCGAACTTCCATAATCGAGCTCAAAGGGTGCTTGGACGGAAACAACACCAACATCTTCGAGCGCCCGCCTCACGCAAACGAGTTTATCATTTGGAGTGTCTGCACCAATCCCGGTGCTGATCCACGACACAACGCTTGGTCCGGCCTTCACACCCGTCTCTCTGCGGAGATCATCTCCCGCGATCAACGGGTGGACGGAGTTGTAGTTTGGGACTTCATCTGCGGGACAATTGGCCGCCCGTGCCCCAAGATCGAGCGCGATGAGCGAGCGGGTGCCACGCCGCGGTTTACAGAGGTTGGCCCGTATCGGCTGCCTCCCGCCTGCATTTACGTTCTGCCTTCGACCATACCCAGCCCGCGGAACAACGCGGCACCTCGAGCGCAAGCCCTAGCAGACGTTCACTTCTTGAACGCTCTCCATCAAGCGTTTCGGGGTCGCGACGACGAGGTGAACTTTGTCGACTTCGACGCGGCCTATTCGGGCAACGATATGGTGCGAAAAACGACGGTGCGCCGAGGTGGCATCGTTCAGCGCGAATCGGGGATGACGGCCATCCAGCGGTTGTAATGGACCGCTCCGAGGTCATGCGACGTGTTCGGGCGAAGAATACCCGCCCGGAACTGATCGTGCGCTCTGTCGCTCATAAACTTGGCTACCGCTTTCGGCTTCATCGCGACGACTTGCCTGGAAAGCCCGATCTTGTCTTTCCGAGGCGCAGGGCGGTCGTTTTTGTTAATGGGTGCTTCTGGCACGGCCACGACTGCAAGCGCGGCACCCGTATCCCTGCAACAAACACTGAATACTGGACCGCCAAGATAGCACGCAACAAGGCTCGGGACGCAGCGTCGCGAAAGGCGCTGCAGGACGCCGGGTGGGCCGTGATCGAACTTTGGGAATGCCAGCTCCGTGACAAGGCGAGCCTCATCGAACGTTTGAAGACGTTCTTGGATCGTCCGAACCCGGCGTAA